AAAAAAAGAACTTCCATCATAAACCTGCATTCTAACCTCTTGACTTGTTTCAGCTTTAAAAAACAAAGAATAACTATAATTGGTAGAAGCAGAAAAGGATAAATCATATCTTAAAGCATTTGTATTTGAAGAAGAAGCAGAAAGCAAGTAACTTTGTAATCCTCCACTTGGGTTTGTTATATTAGATAATACTGTTGTTGTACCTGCATCAATCCACTCACTAAAATCTTCACTATGAGTTACTAAGTTTGTACTCTGTGGTTCAAGTAATAAATGACCATCAGTATTATCTGTAAAGTCTATTCTAGGTGTATCATTACCTGTTTCATTAACTATAAGACCATCTCTATCTACATAAGTAGCATCAGTACCCCTAGAAACAGTAAATTCAGTATTCTTAAATCTACCATTGGTTTCTTTAGCAGCTAGTAAATTACCATCTTTAACTGCCCATTGACCTTCACCTAATTTTACTATACCTTTTCCCATTATATTATTGTATATCCGTTAGCTTGTGCTAGTTCACCGAATGAACCGTAGTTAGTTATTCCTGTTAGTAGTTCTAGTTCATCATCTGTTAGTGCTTCATCAAATACTGCTAGTGCTTTGCATTTGCCGTAGAAAATACTTGTACCATCAGCATCATCAAAATCTAAAACATTTAAACCACTTGGTGCATTACCACTCGTGTCAGTTGCAAGTTCAAATCCATTAACGTATAAACTAAAATCATCTTGTTTGTACTTTAAAGCTATTTTATTAAATTCAGATGTATCAGATAAAATTTCACTAACATTAAATGCGATTGAACCACTTGACCTTACAAATGCTTGTAATTGATTAGATGTTGAAGTGTAAATTAAAGATATTTTGTTTGTTGCACTTGAGCCACTACTTAAAGAAATTTGTCTGCTAGTACCATCATCTGCTAGTGCAGCTATCTCTGCATATAACACACCCTCTGTTGAGTTTATTAAGTCAGCACTACCAGCACCAGTTGCAGTCTCTGTAGCTCTTGTCTCTGTACTTCCAGTTAGTGTTGGTATGTACGATGTACTGTAGGACAAGGCTTCAGCTTGTGCGCCGTAGATGTAGACACCATTTAAATTTCCTGTTCTATCAGGGTAAATTTGTAAATAACCATTTGAAGCACTTGATGATGATGTAATATTAATAGAAACCCTCTTCCAACCATTTTCAAAATCTTCAATCAAATAAGAATTAATAGAAGATTGGTCTACAATTTCAAAATTATTTAAGGGATTTACTGCTAATCTAAAAAAAGAACTTCCATCATAAACCTGCATTCTAACCTCTTGACTTGTTTCAGCTTTAAAAAACAAAGAATAACTATAATTGGTAGAAGCAGAAAAGGATAAATCATATCTTAAAGCATTTGTACTTGAAGAAGAAGCAGAAAGCAAGTAACTTTGTAATCCTCCACTTGGGTTTGTTATATTAGATAATACTGTTGTTGTACCTGCATCAATCCACTGACTAAAATCCTCACTATAAGGAACAAGATTAGTAGAAGTAGGCTCTAACAACCAATGCCCATTCTCTCCATTACTATCATAGTTTATTCTTGGAATGTTGTTGGTGTCTATTACTTCTTGTACTACTATGTTGGTTATTGTTAAGTTAGCATTAGTAGTAGGCTCTAAATATAAATCATCAAAAGTAGCTACAAAAGTTTGTGTCTTGACTCCAACCGTATCAAAACTTGGAGAGCCTGGCTCTAAGTTTGCAATACTACCAGCAGTTATAGAAGTAATTTCAAAACTAAGTTGATAGGTTTTACCTATTGTTATAAAGTTAGTTTGATATAATTTTCTATATGCACTTACTGTACCACTAAATACAGCTTCATCATCTCCTAAACTCCAACCATTTTGTAAACTCCAATAGTCATTAGGGTCTAGTTCTTTAACTGATACGTTAGTTACTGAGCCGACAAATGCACCATCTATCGCCCTTAAATTTAATAAATTATTACCAGAGTTAGCAACTATATATTCTGTGTAAGTGCCGCTTGTTGTTCGCATTGCAGTATCTATTAAAGTACCTCCTCCAATTCTTAATAAGAATGACCCAGCACTAATATCTAAATCATATGTAATTTTATAAGACTTGTTTGCAGTAAAAGAAACACTTTGATATATACTTGTTGAGCCGCCTTGAGCAGTTCTTGATGCTTTACCATTTGAGATACTCCAACCAGCTCCTTTAGTCCAATCACTATCAGTAGCAAAGTCTCCATTAGTAACTAACTCACTACCTAACTCACTAAAGTCTCCGTTCTGTACTAAGTTACTTCCTAGAGTTCTACCTACCATCTCGATTAAGCCACTAGAATTAACTCTACTAGCAACACTAGCTCTAGCAAAGTCAAAGTCCTCATATGGCTGCTCTATAGGTGCTACGTTATACATAGTACCAGCCTTATAACCAGTAGGAGTTAAAATTATATTCGCTTTGTCTAGTAGTCCCTCTGCCATTATGTTATTTCGTTAAGTTCATTTAAGAATGCTAGTGTATCTGTAGTGTTTTCCATTACGCCTCCAGCAGCTACTACTCTTGTATCTAGTACGCTAATATACTGAGCTGGTGTTGGGTCAAATATACCACCATCTATTATAGTCCAGTTAAAGTCTTCTATTAATTCTTGCTTAGAATAGAATGCACTAAATGTATATTGACTACCTCCAAAGTTTATATTTATATCATCATTAGCTCGACCATCAGACCAAGCTATAAGAGTTGCATCGTAGTTAGCATTAGATAAGCCACTAGCGTTCTGCATAAAGTTAGTAAAGTCAGTTACTTCAAGTATCATCCAACTAGCTAGTGATTGGTCAAACCTATCACAATTAAAGAGCATTTCGCTCATATTCTCAGTATCTGCTATAGACCAAGAAGATATTTCTCCATTAAATTGTACGCAGTTATAGAACATTCTACTCATACTTACAACTGCTTCTACTTGCCAATTACTCAAGTCTTGATTGAATGTCAAACAGTTTTCAAACACAGAAACATAACTACCAGAGTTTTCTGTATTCCAACTATTTAATGGCTGGTCAAAAGAGTAACAGTCTTTAAACATTTTATCAAAGGAGTAAACACCAGATACATTCCATTCATCTACTACGCCATCAAAGTTAGTGCAACCTTCAAACATACTTTCAAAACTACCTGTAGATATTGTAGGATAGTCAGTAGCGTTAGCTTCTAAATTAGAGCATCCAAAGAATGCTTTATTAGTAGATATGTCTAAAGTACCCCAGTTACTTATGTTAAGTATTTTAAGCCTATCTTGTGTATTATTAAATTGCCACCCTTGTATAGTTCCCTCTATGCTTATCTGATACTCTCCAGCACTACTATAAGTGTGTGTTATCTCTTCTTGATTGTAGCTAGTTATTGTGCTACTACTACCATCTCCCCATAGTACTGTACAATTATAAGAGCCAGAAGCTACGGTAGGTAGTTTAAATTGTGTGTTAAGTGTAGAGCCATCAGAAAGGTTAGCAGTATCTATTGTAAATACAAATTGATTAGGAGCAACTGTAGATAAGTCTACTACGTCATTTTTCTCTAACGTAAGTATCATTGCATCCTTTCTATTGCCTACTTGTTTTATTGCCTTTATAGAATAGTTAGTAGAGCCATTCTGAATAAAGTATTGTGGAGTAGTGCCTATGTTTGTTCGGTATCTTATTAAGCACTCTATAGTCTGCGAGTTGATTAAATCGTCAGCATCATAGGTAGTATTACCAGACTTAAAGTCAAAGTCTCCATATATAGTTACATAACTATTATCTAAAACTACTCTCTCGCCATAAGCGTTAGTAGAGTAAGTTTGTGTATAGAGCTTTAGTTTTCTATCTAGTTTACCTATTATCATAGTTCTAGCAAACGGTAAGGAGTTAGTAAATGTTCAACCATTAATGGCAATTCGTTTACTTGTGTACCCATTACCACGTCTTGTCGGTTTTCGTAATATCTTCCTATTACAATATACATAGCTTGTTTTATAGCATCTTCAACATCAGAAGCTGCACTACCTACTATAAACTCAACCTCTACAGAGTTAGCTCGTTCGTAAGTGTTTGGAAAGTTACCGTCTTCAGCTTGGTATATCCTTCCTGGTTTTACTCTTATATCAACATCGTATTCAGATGTGTCAAGAGTTTGTAATGTATTGTCGGTATCATAATACTTAACGTGAGTAACACTAGCTACGTTACCTACTTGTAAATCCATATAAGGAGGAAACTCATCGTAGTAAATATTATATGTTTGTGTGATTAATCTACGTCTAGTAAACTGTTCTACTACATTTGTAGCAACACCTATTAACGAAGTGATATAAGCATCGTCATCGTCATAATCGGAATCAACTCTTAGAAAAGCCTTAGCCTCTGCTAAAGATATTGCAGTAGTAGCTGGTCCAGTCTTTAGTACTAACTTACCATAAGGTACATAGTTAGTCCCTCGTAAAGTGTTAAAGTTGTAGTCGTAGTATTCCATTTTAAAAAATAAATGGTAGGAGGTTTTACCCTCCCACCAATTAAAAATATAATTAAGCCTCGATTAATTTAACGAATGCTGTGTCATTTTGTACACAGTCTCCATCAACTAAAGAAGTAACAATCATTCTTGTTTGTCCAATACCACCGTCAGTGTAAGGGTCTACTAGAATATCTAGTCCACCAAACTGAGCGATATGACATTTAGAGAAGTCTCCGAATAGAGCGTGGTCTTTACCAGCAGTTCCACCGTTTCCTACGTTTGGAGATACGAAAGAGAAGTAACCGTTAAGTTCTTTTCTAGCGTTATCATAGATAGGAGATACGTTAGATACTTGAGCCAATCCTTTTACTTCAGCGTAAGCAGATGGGTCTAGTAAGTAAGCTAATCTTGCACCTTCTAACTGTACACCGTTAGCAATTAAGTCAGTTTCCATTTCTAACCAATCAGCAGCAGTTACAGCAGTTGGTCCAGTTGCAGCGTCAGCAAAGATTGATTCTGGAGCATTTGATACATCACCAGTTCCTAATAAAGCAGCTTCTAAAGTAGCAGCTACAGATGCAGCCATATTTCTTCTTAAAGCAGCCTCAATACCAGAGTTTTGAGCTAAAGCCTCAGCAGAAACATTTACAATAGAAATTAATTTATGTGGCTCTAAAGTTACGCTAGAAGCAGTACCGTTAGCAGCTGGAGCAGAGCCGCCAGCTTCTGGTACGAATCCAGAGTTGATTGCACTAAATACTGGAAACTTCATATTGTTCACACCAGAGTAGAAGTTAGCACCAGCAGAAGCTAAAACTAAGTTAGCCTCTAGTTGGTCAGTCCAAGCCATTACTTCAGTAGCGTTACCAGCATCAGTACCTACTGCAGCACGAGTTAAAACACTTGAAGGAATTGCAATACCTTTGAAAGATTGACCAGTGTAACGAGCCTCGTTACGAGCTTCTTGGTCCATTTCTTTTACTAGACCTTCTAGACGTCCAGTGTAAGCAGCGTTCATTGCTTCTTGGAAAGAATACTCACGAACTTCTTTTGGAGCGTTTTCTCTTTCTTCTTTTACAGCTTTAGTAGCTTGTAGCTTCTCAAAGTTAGCAGCACGTGTTGCCATTGTGTTAAGGTCTTCTACCTTGTCATTTAAAGAGTCGAAATCTGTTTTCTCTTCAGAAGTTAAGTCTCTACCTTCAGCAGCAGAAACAATAGCTTCCATTTTTTCGATGTTTACAGCTCTCTCCTCTATGTAAGATTTTGAGTTTTTCATTTTACGAAAATTATTATTAATATTTATTTTTTAAGACTTTCAAACGCATTTCAGCGAGGGAGCGTTTCATTAAGTCTTTTTCTTCTTTTATGCCCTCTTCTTTTTCCTTAGCTAAGTTCTCTTCTAATTTCTTAGCCTCTTCTTGTTCTTGCCACTCTTCCATAGAACGTAAAGCAACAGAACTACTTGCAGCGTTGTAAGCTGGGTAAGTTACTGAGCTTACATCGTATAAGCGTGATACCTTGTTTATAGTTCTAACGTTCATACCGTCTTTCATCTCCCAAGAGTCATCCTCTACAGTAAATGCAAAACTAGACTGGCTAATAGTACCATTCTTTAGTAACTCCATTAAGTCTCTAGCAGTAGATGTGTTAGGCATATCAGCTTCGTAGCGTAGTCCCTTCTCATCTACAGATAGTCTTAAAGTATTATTAGTAGTTCTTGCTAGTACTAAGTTAGCATCGTGGTTTACTAAGAATCTTACATCATCTTCTAATCTACCTTCAAATGCCTCTGGAGCAATGTACTCTCTAAAGCCACCTAAGTCATTAGACATTGAATTAAAGACTGCACCGTAGCCTACTACAGTTGGATTATCGCCATCCATCCTTAGCTCTAAATCTTGAACGTCTATAGTTCTTACTTCTTTATTTTTCATATTATTAGATTTTTCTTCTTTTTCTATTTCAGCTATCTTTCTCTTAGTCCAAGCGAAGCCAGGGTCTCCTCCCCATAATGCCCAAGCTATTCGACCAGCACTTGGGTAGCCTTCGTCTCCACTATAAAAGCCTTGACCTTCTTTATCTACTTCGTGTCTACTTAAATAAGAGTACATTCTCTTAACAGTTCTTATTGAAAGATTAGCTCTGTTCTTAATATCTCTTGCTCTTGCAACACCAACCTCAGTTCCTCCTCTGCCAAACTCTTCTCTCCACTCTAAGCCTTGTGTAGCTTCATCAGCCATCTCTTGAGTTGGCTTTGTATTTATATCAGATAAAGCCATCTACTCTTTATCCTCCTCTTCTATGTCTCCAACTGGAGCAAAGTTTAAAGGCATAAATAGTTGGTCTCCTTCTGGACCTACTCTATTTAAGTCTTCCATTCTTCTTATTTCATTAATGCTTAATGCACCTATACTAGCCATCTCTCTATAGTAAGTAGCTCTAGAAGAACTATCTCCTCTTAGTAAAGCATTAGCATCTAGCTTAATTGTAAAGCTACCGAATTCGTTTTGTCTAAATAGTTTACGATTTAACTCTTGCTCTATAAGGACCATATAAGGAGTTAAAGTAAATCTAACAAAGTCAATACTTAATGCTTCTATACTTGAATAGTTAGCTGCTTTTTCTAAGTGTCCTATTAATGATAAAGGCACTTTAAATACTCTAGCTATCTCTTCTATCTGAAAACGTCTAGTCTCTAATAACTGATACTTGTTAGCATCTATGTTAGTCTGCTCGAATGACATTCCCTCTTCTAAGATAGCAGTCTTACCAGCTACAAACGAGCCAGAGTAGTTTTGATTCCAAGAGTTCTTTAATCTTGCTACAGCTTCTTTAGATAGTTTACCTGGATGCTTAATAACACCACCTACTTGAGCAGAGTTGCCTAAATAACTATTAGCAGTATCGTTAGCTGCAATAGAAGTAGCTATAGTTGTATTTTGTGCTTTCAATACGCTAACACCCTCACATCCATTAAAGGATAGGTTAAAGAAGTGTAACATATCTTCTTTCATTACTCCTATTTCATAGTCTTTAATGTCATAGTAAATATTGCCTTCGTGCTTTATTACCTTAACATCTTGTGGGTTAATAGGAATAAGAGATACTGGTCGAGCATTAGAATCTCTTTCTATATAAAAATACGCATTCCCTTCTAACAATAAGTTAGTCATTAAAGTATCTAGGAATGTGTACGGTGTCATATACTCGTTAGGATAACGAGCTAGGAGTTGGTAGATTGGATGGCTTACGTCAGTAATCTTGTCGTTATCATCCTCAACTCTATAAACTTTTATGGGTAGACTTGCTATTGATTCACTAATAACTCTAACACACGCAAAGACTGCACTAAAGGTTAGAGATGTATCTCTAGTTACTGCTGTTCTGTTAGCTGCACCATAGCCACCAAATACAGCTCTTAAAAAATTATCGCCCCTCTTCTCAGAACGTAAGAAGTCAAATAGTCCCATAAATTTGTAATTACTTTACAAAGATAACATTTATCGCAAAAGTCAAATCCATAAAATGCCTCTATCATTATATGCCGAGTCATCAGTATCGTCATTCATATAACAACCTAGAGCCATTACTAATGCAACCATTCCGTCAATCTTTTCTGTTGATTTACTTTTATCCATTTTTATATTACCAGCTGGGTCAGTCTTCATAGCTAAATTAGAACACATCCATCTTAGTACTTTATTACCAGCGTGGTTAATCTGTTTACCTAAAACTAGCTTCTCTAATTCTTTAGTAGGTGCTGACATACTAGCAAATCCTTGACCATAGCTTTCCATTGGTAATCCATCTTCTGTCAAGTCTATAACTAACTGGCTTGAATTCCATCTATCGTAAGATATGCTTTTTATATTTACGACCTCAGCTACTTCTTTTATTCTACGCTTTATGTAGTTGTAGTCAGTAACATCTCCCTCAGTCAATTCCATCAATCCCTCTTTCTCCCAACCTATGTAGTCTACTTGGTCTCTTCTACTTCTTATAAAAGCATTATCCTTTGGAGCAAAGAAGTAAGGTATTACTGTAAACCTATCGTCTTCTGGAATGATTAAAACAAAAGCTGATATATCTCTAACACTTGCTAAGTCAAGTCCAGCGTATGCAGTCATCCCTTTGTAATCTTCTAAGTTGATTGGTGCTTTATCACACAACATCCATTGTTGGTCTGATAGCCACTTACTAGCACTACTCATCCATTGGTTAAGGTGTAACATTCTAAAAGTATTCTCGTAGCTAGGTAACTTGATAGCTTTCTCTTGTTCTCTTTTTAGATAGTCTAATTTTACTACACCAGTTTCTATTCCTGGATTAGCTATTCTCAATGCTTCCTCTGTAGTCCAATCAGTTTCTAAATCACAAAAATACTTAACGTAGTAGAAGCTATCATCTTTAATTATTCCCTCAGATACTTTACGACCATACTCCTCTGTCTTGTAACATATCGACTCTCTATTATATCCAGCAGTAGTAATGGCTATTGTCATTGGCTGACGTCTACTACCTACCGATGTTGTAAGTGCATCCCATAAGCTAGAGTCTTTCTGAACGAAAAATTCATCCATACAAATAAACGAAGCGTTGTATCCAAACTTACTAGAAGCTTCTGAACTAATAGCCTTAAAAGCTGAGTTGCTTTTCTCGTGGATAATAGAGTTCTTAAATACTTTCAGATTCTTGTTTAGTTGATTGTCAGCTCTTACCATTCCACTAGCTACGTCAAAAATAATACCAGCTTGTTGTCTATCTCCAGCAGCAATGTAACACTCAGCACTAGGCTCTCCATCGGCTAATAACATATACAAAGCAATAGCACTTATCAACGTAGACTTTCCGTTCTTTCTAGGTAGACAAATGTAAGCAGTTCTAAATCTTCTAAGTCCAGTATCTCTATACTTCCAACCGAACAAGTCTCTCACTATAACTTTTTGAAATGGCTCTAACTTAAATGGCATTCCTCCTAGCTCTCCTTTAATGTGCTTGATGTGATTCTCTATAAAGTAAACACATCTATCGGCTGCCTTGTCATCAAAGTAAAAAGTCTTATCCTCTTTAAGTTTCATATCAGCCTTAGTTGAGGTTGGTGTTCTTTGATTCTTTTACTTGCTAAATAAAAATAGTTTTTATTTTTTTCTATCCCTATAAAATTTCTATTCAAATTTTTACAAGCTACTCCAGTTGTTCCACTACCCATTGTAAAGTCTAAAACAGTTTCATTTTCATTTGTGTATGTTTTTATAAGGTATTCCATTAAAGCAAGAGGTTTTTGTGTGGGGTGTACTACAGGTTTTTTATGTTGATTATTTACTTCTTTTTTAAAATACTGAACGCTTTTTGCATATCCTAATTTATTATTTTGTAAAACTCTTTTATGTGAGTAGTGTTCACTTTCTATTTTATTTGTGTTTTGTTTTCTGTTTTGTCTTTTTAATGTTTCTTTTGATTTATTAACCATTTGAGGGTAATAATTTATTTTATTTAATCCAAAAACACTAATAACTTCGTGTGACTTTATTGGCATTATTTTAGCTAACATTGGGTTTGTACTGCTTCTTTTGTCCCAAATCCAATCATATTTATAGTTCTTTATATTGCTCATTCTTAAAGCAGAACTAAATGGTTCAGAACCAAATAATACTATTGCTCCATTAGGTTTTATAATTCTGTTTAATTGTTTCCACATCAAATCAAAATCAATAACACTATCCCACTTACACGCTGTCGTTCCGTAAGGTGGGTCTGTAATTATTGCATCAATACTATTATCTTTAATAGATTTCATTACCTCTAAACAATCTCCGTTAAATAAATTAATCATTAGTCAAAGAAATTAAAATCGTCAGTCCTTTCCTCATCTTGGTCTGGCATACTAAGAGATGCTCTACTGCTCGGAGTGAATCCAAATTGCGTAGCAATTTTCATCGCATTCTGTAAAGCGTTCTGCATTACCTTGTACTTAGGTGCAATCTTACTAGACCTCAACCTACCATCTTTGTCTACAGTCTGCTCGGTAAAGTTGCCTTGTAACTCTTGAGCTATCTCTCTATAGATTCCTATTTCATTACAGTAAGCTGCTAAGATTGATAGGTCAGTTAGATGCAACATCTTAATGTTAGCTAGTTCGTTAGTTACTAAATGCCATTCGTCTGCACCTTGTTGGTTAAGGAAGGAGGGAGCTGAAGGCATACTGACAACTGCCGTTGTCTCCATCTCGTTTCCCACCAGCCGAGATTTTTCTAGCGTACCTTTTAGCTCCTTTACTTTTGTTGGTATTTTCTTCCTTCCTTTCATTATAATATCCTTAGTTGACTCTGATGGTTTTTTATTCTCTTAATAGCGTTGTCGTAGTATTCTTTATCAAGCTCATAGCCAGTTAAATCGTAACCTAAATTATGACAAGCTATGGCTATTGAGCCACTACCTAAGTGAGTGTCTAGTATTTTATCTCCCTCATTTGCGTAGTTCATTAGTAGCCACTCGTATAACTTGACTGGCTTTTGTGTTGGATGTATTTTTTGCTCATTACCTTTATTTCTTGCCCTCCTAAAGCATTTAGTATTTTTTTTAAATGAAGTCCAAGCTAATTCGTGAGATGCAAAGTCTGAATTGTAGTCTAATTTATCCCACATTAAAAAACATCTTGTTGCATATAAAAAATCTAAAAAATAATTACCTCCCCAAATTATTTGATTGCTGCTTACTCTTTTTAATTCAATAAAATACTCTTTGCTAGGTATCCCTTTATCCCAATTCTTTTTTTTATTCTTTCCAGTATCATTACGACTTCCCTTTCCCATTGTCATTTTAGCTGCATCAATTCCATAAGGTGGGTCTACTATTGCTAAGTCAAATTCGTTATCTTTCATCAGCTTCATAGCTTCCAAACAATCTTGGTTATGTATTTTATTAATATCCATCTGAACTTAAACTGGTTTTAGTTTGGTAAATCTATACCCATACGATTTAACTTTAATTTTGCGTAAGAAAAATGAAAGC